GTGGACCCAAAAACCGTTTCTTGGTAGACTTAGATCCTACGGATCAAAACGCCGCACCAAGAACCTTTGTTCCTGAGATTTGGGACATGGTAGACGCCCTAGACTTGAAAGCAAGTAAAGGTGAAAGCTTAAACCAGATCTTTGGAGCTAGTCTCAAAGACGAACCCACAAAACTCATTAAGAATGGAGTTCCAAACGAGAAAGTAAGAGTGTTCCAGGCAGCCCCTATAGCACTCCAAATTCTCATTAGGAAGTACTTCTTACCAATTGCTCGATTCCTGTCGATCAACCCTCTTACCTCGGAATGTGCAGTAGGTATCAATAGCCACGGAGATGAATGGCATGAACTTTCTGAACATATGGCCAAATTTGGCAATGTTAGGGTTATCGCTGGTGATTATGCGAAGTACGATTTACGCATGCCCGAGCAACTCACACTTTCCGCTTTTGCAGTTATGATTGAAATTGCAACATGGAGTGGGAATTATACAAAAGCAGACATCAAAATCATGGAAGTTATCGCTCATGAAGTTTGCTCACCTCTTGTTGCCTATAATGGAACCTTGGTCAGGTTCATGGGCACCAATCCCTCTGGACAAAATATGACAGTGTACCTCAACAGTATTGTGAATTCACTACTACACCGTCTAGCTTTTAGCGATTGTTACTCACCTGGACAGCTCCACGGAATTGGACAGGATTTGGGACTCGATCGCCCAGCTACATTCAGAGACCTTTGCGCTATCTCGACTTATGGAGACGACGCGAAGGGTTCAGTGCGTAAGGGATATGATAGATTTAACCACGTTACAATGGCACAATATTTAGCCAGAAATGATATCGTATTCACTATGCCTGACAAAACATCAGACCCCGTACCCTTTATGTCTCGCTTTGATGCGGACTTCTTGAAGAGGAAGGACTTATTTAATCCCGAATTGGGAGTTTACGTTGGAGCCTTAGATGAAGGTAGTATTTTTAAAAGTCTACATTCTATCTTGGAATCTAAAGTTGTCTCCCCAGAAACTGTGAGCGCTATGAACTTAGCAGGCGCTATGAG